GGCTGGGTGTGAAGATTTACAAAATTGAGAGTGAGTGAGCGTAAATATGATATATCCGGAAATTACAGGCAAAAGCGGCGAACATTTACGCCTGAACACGCTGGAAGCAGTCTGGATCCAGGGGAAATTACGGATGTGGGGGCGGTGGTCGTATATCGGTGGGGGTAAATCCGGAAATATGTTTAACCGGTTACTGGTTTCGAAAAAGCTGACGAAAACAGCAGTTAATGAGGTTTTGCGCAGAATGAAGAAATCCGGGCTGGAAAAACCGGAACTTGAGGCATTTTTTCGGGATATGACAAGAGGAAAGCAGAAGAGCTGGTTGTCACATTGTACAGACACAGAGGCGTTGATTATTGATCGCGTTATCAGTAAGGTGCTTGGGGAATATCCCGGGCTAATCAATGTTCTCCGGCAAAGGTACGAAGGACGGGGAATGAGCAAACTGAAAATGGCCGAAAGGTTAAATGCAGATCATCCTGATTGGTCGTTGGTTACGTGCAGACGCCGAATTGATCAATGGTTGGGGGTATCTGAATTTATGTTATATGCCCCCATGCGCATGGCTTTTGTTACAGAGAAAAATGTTGCAAACTGATCAATAAACTGCTTCAATCCGTATAAGCTTCGCAAAGCTGTATCGCGAGGCGAAACGCAAGTTTTTTTCGCAAAAGGAAGCCACCGGAAGGTGGTTTTTTTGTGTCCGCGATATACAGTAGCGCAATAAATTCGCTGGTGGTTATTAATACCGTTCTTTCAGGTTGCTGGCTTTTTCGACAAGAGTTATTGGTGTGTCACGTTAACCGGAAAAGGGAAAAAGACATGCTGAAACAGCAGGATATGACAGAAACCGCCAGAGTGGTGTTTAATGAATTAAGCGTCACCGAACCGGCGACAGTCGGGGAGATAGCGCAGAATACTTACCTTTCACGCGAACGCTGCCAGTTAATACTGACCCAGCTGGTTATGGCGGGTCTGGCAGACTATCAGTTCGGTTGTTACAGACGCCTTCCGCAGTGAAGGCTTTTTTATTTGTGGTAAATGGGCGGCTGGTGGGTGTGGTGGTTGTTGCTTTCCCGTTGCTGAAAAAGAAAGCATCAGGCGATTAGCAGGGTATCAGTTACCCGTTGAAATTTTTAAATACCTCACAATTCAGGCGGTTGACTGTTGTCTGGTTTGCGGGGAGTTTGTTAAAAGAAACTGGCATGGTGAATCCCCCTGTGCGGAGGGGCAATCAGCAACTGGTGTTTTGTCACCGACCCTTATCCTTTCTGTGCGGGTTCAGGTGCTGATACTGAACTCACCGGGAGGCACCCGGCACCATGCAATGGCACATAGCGCCACTCTCCAGCCCCTCTCCGGAGGGGCTTTCTTATGGACAAAAAAATCCCGCGCTGGGAGACGCGGGCGGCAAGGAATAAACAACAAAACGTGAAGTAATATTTCAGCTGGCGAATAATATCCGACAGTAATCACTCTGCGCAATAGCGCGGCCTTTTTCGTATTGCGGGCTGTTGTCTATCTTCTGCCATTGTCCTGTAACTTCCGGACTTCAGCCCGCTCCTCATTTTACTCACAATATTATCCAGGCCGGGAGGATTCATGGCATTTAAACACTATGACGTGGTCAGGGCGGCGTCGCCGTCAGACCTTGCGGAGCGACTGACACAAAAACTGAAGGAGGGGTGGCAGCCATTTGGCAGTCCGGTGGCCATCACGCCTTATACCCTGATGCAGGCCATTGCGGCGGAAGGTGATGTCACCACACCTGTGGTGGTGAAGCCGTCGGATGGAGAAGGCGCAGTTATCAGCACCACCAGCAACCCGGAGTATTACTTTGTTGTTGCCCTGGCCGGGCAGTCAAACGGTATGGCGTATGGTGAAGGGCTTCCGCTGCCGGAGACATATGACCGTCCGGACCCGCGTATTAAACAGCTGGCGCGTCGCAGCACTGTCACGCCGGGTGGTGCGTCCTGTAACTACAATGACATTATTCCTGCGGACCACTGCCTGCATGATGTTCAGGATTTGAGTAAGTTTTCACACCCGAAAGCCAGCGCAGCTCAGTATGGATGCGTGGGGCAGGGATTACATATCGCGAAGAAATTGTTGCCGTTTATTCCGGCGAATGCCGGTATTCTTCTGGTTCCGTGCTGCCGTGGTGGTTCTGCATTTTTGGCGGGCGATGAAGGTACCTTCAGCGAATCCACCGGCGCAAGCGAGACCTCGGCACGCTGGGGTGTAGATAAGCCACTGTACAAGGACCTGCTTACCCGTACTCAGGCCGCACTGAAGGCTAACCCTAAAAATATTCTGCTTGCAGTGGTCTGGATGCAGGGCGAGTTTGATTTGAAACAGGGTGCATACGCCACTCAGCCGGGGCTGTTTGATTCCATGGTGGAAAAATATCGTTCTGACCTGTCGGAATTCGGAGGTCAGTGTCTCGGGGGCTCTCCGTCATCGGTTCCCTGGATTTGTGGCGACACGACCTACTACTGGAAGCAGACTTATTCTTCGCAATACGATGCGGTGTATGGTGCATACAAGACGAAATCCGCAAAAAAAATCTTCTTTGTGCCGTTTATGACGGATGAAAACGGGCGAAATGTGGGTACCAACGAGCCGTCAGAAGATCCGGATGTTGCGGATATTGGGTATTACGGAGCCGGTGGTCGAACGGACGCCAAAACCTGGACGACGGCCGACCGTAAAACGCATTTTGGATCATGGGCACGTCGTGGGATTATTTCCGACCGTCTGGCAACGGCGATTCTTGTGCATGCCGGGAGAACCGCTGAATTCATTACCGGAAAACAGCCTGATACGGTGAAGCCCACCGGACCTTCCGGTGAAGGTACGGAGAGAGAGCCGGAAGCCCCGGTCAGTAACCGAACCCTGATGAGTCTGCTGGCGTCCGGCGAAGACCTGGCATCACAGGGCTGGCGCTATTATCACAAACCGGCGAGCGGAGACAATGTTAACAAAAACATTGCTGAAGCGGTGGTCAGTGATGCGGGGGCTACGGGAGGTAAGGCCCTGCAACTGAATAAACCGGAAAACCACATCTGGTTTCTGGAGCATGATGCAGCCGGACAGGGAGTGGAGTTACTGAAGAAGGGGGGACGTGTGAGCGTACGGTTTAAGTTGCCGGGTTCACTGGTGCCGAATCGGTTTGCCCTGGGCATTTACTGGCAGTTGTCGTCCCTGCCGGAGGGAGTGACGCTGGCAGAGGAAGGCAACGACATGCTGATGTCCTTCTTCCTGCAGACGGATGCGACGAACCTGAACGCGATGTACCACAAGAAGCCGAATGCGAAGCTGGATACGTTCGGGGTCTTTGATAACGGATGGCACACACTGGCTTTTGAGTTTGCCGGAAACAACAGCATTCAGGTGACGCCGGTACTGGATGAGAAACGGGGGACGCCGTTCACACTGGTGAAATCTCCGGCATCAGGGGCGGCGGACAAACTGCAACTGACAGGCATATCAAAGGCGGCGACATATACGCTGCTGATTGACAGTGTGAAGGTGGAAGTGAACAACGCGGATGCCGCGGCATGATAAAAAAAGCCGCCAGCGGCAGGAACGGAAGCTGGCGGAGGTAATCCCAATGGAGAATGTAAAGAAAAGATGCTTTCGTATATCGGTTTTTAAATGAAAACAGTTCTCATTGTCAACCATAACGGTAAGAAACTATGACATTTATTCATCAGGTGATGCTGTACTTCTGTACGGCGGTCTGTGTGCTGTATCTTCTTTCGGGTGGGTACAGGGCAGTGCGCGATTTCTGGCGCAGACAGATTGACAAAAGGGCCGCTGAGAAAATCAGTGCCAGTCAGTCAGCCGGAACAAAACCCGAAGAGCCTCTCATTCCGTAGCAACTTTCTTAACAACACCTTTCAACGAGAAAATACCATGTCAGAAATAAAATCGCTGGTCACTGCTGAAGCAGTGAAGGATGTTCTGCGCTCTGAAGAAGTCAGGAGCGCACTGAAACAGCAACTTCGTCAGAATCTTGAGGCGCGTCTTGATGCTGAAGTGGATGCCATTCTTGATGAACTGCTGGGGGTAACGGCTGCTCACGGGCCTGAAGACGGTGCGGGTGACAGTGCTGTTTCAGATGGTGTCGTGTCTCAGCCTGATGGTGGCAGTGAGCCTCAGCCTGACGGCGAAATGATGATGTAACCATGCGCAGGGGCTGTCGGTGTGAGCTGATGCCCCACTTGTTGTTGTGAGCTTCCGGATTGCGGGAGACGGGGTATGTACCAGATGGAAAAAATCACAACAGGTGTGTCATACACCACGTCAGCGGTGGGGACGGGCTACTGGTTCCTGCAGCTGCTGGACAGGGTTTCCCCGTCTCAGTGGGCGGCAATAGGCGTACTGGGAAGTCTGCTGTTTGGGCTGCTGACATATCTGACTAACCTGTATTTCAAAATCAGAGAGGACCGTCGTAAGGCGGCGCGGGGAGAGTAAAGCGATGAATAAAAAATATGAACTGGTTGTAAAAGGGATAAATCATTACCCGGATAAGATAGCTGTTACTGTGGCACTGGAAATTGGTGGGTATCCGCCACTGTTGTTGCCAAATGTGGCGATTAGTCTTGACCGTACTGAAGGTGCCACGCTGGAGTTTTACGAAGCTGAGGCGAAAAAGCAGGCGAAGCAGTTTTTCATGGATATTGCTG